CTTTATTATTATATGATTAACTTCCAAAGACAATTCTTTAAAAATAATGCAGTACCCGGATTTGTTCTTACTACAGATAATGTTTTAAGTCAAAAAATTAAATATAGACTTCTAGAATCTTGGAGACAAAGTTATACTAGTTTATTTAACGGAGCACGTTCTCCTGCAATTTTGGATGGTGGACTAAAAATTGATAAGTTTTCTCAGATAAATTTTAATGAATTAGATTTTGAAAATTCAATTGAACGAATTCAACAGGATATGGCAAAGGCTCTTGGAGTACCATATGTTATGCTAAAAAGTGGTAATAATGCTAATATTCAGGCTAATCAAGTTTTGTTTTATAACCACACAGTACTGCCTATTTTAGAACAATTTTGTAGTGCTTTTTCTCACTTCTTTAATAATAACATTAGTATACGACCAGATAAAACTGCTATACTATCTTTACAACCTGATAACAGAACTCAAGCTATTTACTATTCAACGTTGGTTAATACAGGAATTATTACACCGAACGAGGCTAGAGTTGGATTAAGATTTCCAAAACTTGAAGACGGAGACTCAGACGGCATTAGAATTCCTCAAAATATTACAGGAAGTGCTACAGATGCGACTCAGGGAGGTAGACCTACCGCAGAAGAAAGTCTAGAGGACTCTACTACAATAGAGGATGAAAATTAATGAATAAGACATTATATTTAACTAGCGTTTTAGAAACAAAAGGCGCAAGAAAAAACAATAAACCCCTTAAAATTGCTGGATATGCCAATACTGCCGATAAAGATCGAGCGGGTGATATTATCCCTGCGACTGCTTGGGCAAAAGGCGTTGAAAACTATAGAAAAAACCCCGTATTACTATATCAACATGACCACGGTAAACCCATTGGCCGTGTAGATAAGGTTACCGTCGATAAAAAAGGTATTTATGTAGAGGCTGCTGTTAGTGAAGCTGCTGAAAAATTACATGGAGTACAAACCTTAATCGAAGATGGAGCATTAAAAAGTTTTAGCGTAGGATTTAAAGTAAAAGACGGCGCTTATGACAGAGATTCGGACACTATGTTAATTACTGATGTAGAGCTAATGGAAATTAGTGTTGTTTCTGTCCCTTGTAATCAAGAGAGTTTATTTAGCGTTAGAAAAAACTTCGAATCTGACTCAGATTACGAAACTTTTAAAAAACAATTTGAAAAAGATGAAAACGAAATTATCGAAAAAGCTACGGATGTTAGTGTAGGAGTTACCGCATACGTAGGTGGACATTATCATACTGTTGAAGTAGATGAAAACGGTAACGGAGTTACTACTTATACCTCTCATGGAGAAAAACACTTCCATGATGTCAAATATTATAAATTATTAGAGGCTACAAAGCCTACTTCTCATAAGCATGAGCTTGTTTTTATGGTTAAACCTAGTGAAATGCAAAATGAGCAAAGTGTAGAGGAACAAAGACCGCAGTCCCCATCTGAGACGATGGGTAATGGGTCTATGAATCTCTTAACAGAATCGGAAAACAGAAAAGGAGATGAAGAAATGAGTGAAGATTCAGAAATTAAGACTGAAGATGATCTTACCGAGTCATCCGATGTTTCTGTTGAAGAGGCCGTTGAAGAAAAATCAGAAGAAGTAACTATTACAGTTGCTTCTGAAGAAGATATTATCGAAACGGAGAAAGAGGAAATAGACGATGAGGAAGAAGCTATTAGTGCTGATCCTTACGAACCCATTCCTTTTGTTAATCTTCTCAGTGCGGAAACATCACGTTTAACACACGAAAATTTTGTTAAATTCGATGATAAGCGGTGGAAAGTTACAAAACTTGCGACTGCCCAAAACCCATTTTATCAACTTTTACAAGTTGACTTAAATGGCGAATCATTGGATAATACTATTAACGTTGATGCAAAAACTTTATCTGTTGTTAATAACTGGGATTTAGGAACTAAGTTTGATATTACACTAACAACTGTTCCAGAGGTCAAATTTACTGACAAAGATAGAGTAGCTATCAAAGAAAGCTTCGAATCATTCGTTACTTTGAGTGAAAAAGAGCTTTACGATGTGAAATCTAAGGTAAAAACCGAAGATGATCAAGAAAAATTGAACAAAACTATTAATTTAAAAATCACTCCATTCGACGAATGGACTGATACAAATTATCAAGTTGCGAATCATATGATAAATCAAATTCAAGAGCTGAATGCGATTAAATCAGGTGAAGTTGAGGAAAAAGATTTAGCTCTAATGCTTCACGGTCATAAAACTACTAATTCAAAGGAGAATGATAAAATGGCGACACAAGACGTTGGCGATCCAATCGTTGTTAAAACCGAAGCCGAGACAGAAACACCTGCTCCAGCTGCACCCGCAGTTGAAGTAAAGAGTGCCCCTGCTCAGGTTTCCGAGCCACGAGTTGCCGAGCTTGTTGAAAAGACTGGTGAGGCAATTCTAACTGAGGCTGATGCCCAGGACAAAAAAGGTTCAGAGTACACCCCTGTTGAAACAGAGCAGGTTGCTGAACTTAAGGCTCAAATGAAAAAGTACGAAGAGCAAATTTCTGCTCTATCACAGTCCAAGATGGTCTATCAGGAAACTTCTCATACAAGCAGAGAGCAGTTCTCCGAGAAGGAAATGGCGAACGCATATATGCTTTCCCAGGCCCTAGGCCGTCGCGACCCCTTCGACACTAAGATGGGTCAGAAAATTAAGGCGGTCACAGCTGTTGATCAGTTCCTTTCAAATTTCTCATCTAATGTATACGAAGAAATGGAACAGCAGCTCGTTATTGCTCCTATGTTCGACAGAATTCAAGTTGATGCAAAGACTTTCAGAATTCCTGTTGCTAAGGAAGACACTGACGGTGATGTTGCTCAGTTTGCTTCTGGCACTTTTGCCACAGGCATTGCAGACGCAACAAACGTTCCAACTTCAAACCAGAACACAATCAGTGCAGTAGAACTCACACCTCATAAGTTCATGGCAACAACTCACCTTGCCAAGGATGAAGAAGAAGACACAGTTCTACCCCTAATGGACTTCCTTCGTCGTGCAGCTACACGCCGTGTTGCTCGCGCAATCGACAAGGCAATCCTTCGTGGAACAGGCGCCCTTACAGGGTTTACAGCAGCACCAACCAATGCTATCGCAGCAGGAACAGGTTATGCGTCAGTAATTAAAGGTCTTGTTACTCTTGCCGACGATATTTCTGGTCTAAGAACCACTACAGGTAGTGGAAACGACAAAGCTGATGCTTCAGACATTGCCTCTGCCCGTGCGAAGATGGGTAAGTATGGTCTACAGCTTGGAGATCACCTAGTTTACGTAACTTCTGTTGAAGGCTACAACGAGCTAGTTAGCTTCTCTGACTTCCGCACTGTCGATAAGTTCGGACCAAATGCCACGTATCTCACAGGTGCAGTAGGTGCCATTTATGGTATTCCAATTGTTATCTCTGAGTTCATGGATAATGTAGGTTCTACCGGAAACGAACTCGGTGTTCTAGTCTACAAGCCAGGATTCCTCATCGGGGAACGCCGAGGCATGGAGATTGAGAGCGAGTATGAACCACGCCAGCAGGTTACAGCAATGTACATGAGCACCCGCTTTGATTTCAAAGCACTTAGCTCTAACAGTAACGCTGCTCTTGATGCAACAAACTTCGCATATGCATCATTAATTGAAGCTGGTTAATACTTACTAGGTAACATACTTAGTTATACCCCAGGGGAGGTAGGTGTTCTTATCTGCCTCCCCTTTCTAGTAAAAGGAGAAAATAAATGACAAATTATGCAGACACTGTTTCTGATGTTGAAAAAGTCAAAGAAGAAGGTTTAAAAACAGAAGAAGAAGTTAAAAACTGGGCCATGAAACATGGTTATGGTTTAGCTGTGCTTGATGAGTTTGTTGCTGAGTGGCAGGGTAATCCAAAAGTAGTAGAAGTTGCTCCCGAACCCGAACCAGCTCCTGAGCCTGTTGTAGAAGAGGTTAAGGAAGAAGCAGTAGAAGAAGTTAAGCCTGCAGTAAAAACTAAAAAATCTTTATTTAGTAAGACTTAAGGAGAACAGAGGGTGGCTATCACAGAAAGTAATTTAGGTAAATATCCATATGTTACATTAGTAGAAACTAAAGACTATCTAAGTATTAATAGCACTACCCATGATGGTAGGTTAGCTAATGTAATTAATTATGCTTGTGGTGTGGTAGAACACTATATTGAACGAGAGGTACTGGCAAATAACTACTCAGAAACTTTTGATGGTGGTTACAGTTCAGTTTTTGCCTCTCGTTTACCTCTTGCAAATGTGCATTCAGTTTTTGAATATAATGGAACAAGGTATGAAAGTTTAAACCCCCCTGCAGCGGACGGGCTTTTGGTGGATCAAGATTCGGACAACCACACCATAACAACAAATGGGGACACACATATTACAACAAGAGTTAAAAAGTTTGGACAATCTTCCGTATATTTTGACGGAAATGGAGATTATCTATCAGCATCTAATGGTGATGATTGGTGGTTTGATACAGAAGATTTTACTATTGATTTACAAGCTAGATTTTCTAGTTTTTCTGCATCACAAGTGTTAGTGGAACAATATCAAGATGCTAACGATTTTTGGCAATTTAGATATAATGCAGTAGAAGGGTTACAGTTTAGAGTCGTAGATGCTGGTACTGAAGTTATGAATGTAGCACACGCCGCTACCAGTGGCTATACAGCTAACACTTTTCATCATCTTGCAGTAAGTAAAAGCGGAACTTCTCTTAAATTATTTAGAGATGGAAGTCAGATTGGTAGTACTGCTACAATTGCTAAAACAGTTGATGCTCCAAATTTTAGTGGCGAATTGCTTATTGCAAAATCTGGTAATACTACTCCTGCCCATTTTACAGGATATATGGACGAACTACGAATTTCTAAATCAGCACACTATACAGATGCTTTTGACACTCCTGAGTATCAACATTTAACAGACGATGAAACTAAACTACTACTCCACTTTGAGGGTGCTAATGCGGCAGTAGATGTTAATGATACCCATGCTTCTCAAGAAGAATTTGTATTTAAAAAGGACACAGGAGAAATTAGTCGTAATACTGGTTCTGGTGCAGGTTATCAAAAACTAACTTTACAAGGACCAAAAGCTTTTCAAAACTTTCCCCAAGCTATTCGTGTTAATTATCGTGCGGGGTATGAGTCGGGTAATGTGCCACAAGATTTAAAATTAGCGACACTAGATTATATAAAGCTATTACACAAAGAGGAGCAAGACCGTTCTGGTTTCGCTCTTGCAGGAGAGTCGGTAACTAGACCTGCTCTTGCTGCAAACTTCCCGCCCCATATTAAAAGAGTTCTAGATTTATATAGGATAATTGAATAATGGCACCTCCTGCAGGGATTACAGCATTTAATGTAAGAATTACAGAACCAGAGTTACTAGATAATTATGCTGATTTTTTACGTGGAGTTAAAAAAGGAGGGAAACCTCTTCTTGGCGGAAAAGCAACCAGAAAAATTAGTCAAACTGCTTTAGAACAATCAATAGGTAGATTTTATAAAGCAACAGTTAGAGGTGGTAGCGCCCGTCTAGTTCCAGATTTTGAGATTAACGCAGAAGAAATATCTGCACCTTTAGCTGCAGCTCTTGGGCTAGAAGAAATAACAGAAACAGAGCTAAAAGCAACCCGAGGAGGAAAAGGTGGTGCTACTATTGGACAAGTTTCTCCTTTTGCTATTGAAGGAGGACAACAAGTAGGTTCATTATCTTTAACAGATTCTATAAAAAGAGCAGCTCAAACAGCAGACCCAGGAGTAGACATAGAGGATAAACAAGGAATCTTAAAAGCTGCTAGAACCGCTTTAGGAGGGGCTGGTGGATTTTTTAACTTAATTAAAGAAAATGACCCCGATTTATTTATGCAGTTTTATCGTAAAGCAAGAGTTTTACAGATTTCTAAAGTTCAAAAAAGTGGGGGTAACAAAGTTACTGCAGTAGATGTAATAAATATAGCATTTCCTTTAAACAAATTTACTTCTCCTCCTTTTGTTACAGAATTAACTAAGCCTGCGGCCATTGTTTTAAAATTAAGCGAATCTTTTGAGAGACAATTAATAAAATCAATATTAGATGCAGGACCTGCAATAACTGTTGAGACAGCAAAAGAGTTTGAAAAAGCACTAGCTACTTTACCAGGTAGACGAAAAGTAACCAATCAAGCATCCGGTATTGATTTTGATATGATAATGGAATACCCATCAGGCGCTAGTATTCCAATGACAAAAGGTAAAATTAAAGGTTCACGCAAGGGAGGCCCAAGAAAAAAGAAGGAGATGCAAGCTACTATTTCTTCTTCTCAACTCACTGCAGCAGTTCAAAGATCATTATTTGCGAGAATGCCTAAAGGACCCTTACAAGGACCTCCTCTGAGCGATGAAATACTAACAAATAGAAGTGGACGCTTTGTTAGAAGTGTTATAACTCAGGTTAGAGGTAGCTTAATTAGATACTATTACAATCCTATATATCAAGTACACCAAGATACTTCAAGAAACCCCAATGAAACTATTGAAGGAAGTATTAGAAACATAACCCAACGAAGAGTTGGAAGACAATTTAATGTTTTAAAAGGTTTTTAAATAGATATTTATTGGATGTAAAAATTTATAGATTGCAGACAACAAAATGGTCTGTTATACTTCTATATAGGCTAGGGAAAAAAATAAATGGCAAACAGTCGAAGAAGAGATATTGTAAATTTCCTTGTCACAGAATTAAAAAAAATTAATGGTGACTCTTCAACTTTTGGTGCCTCTTACACTTATAACTTTAATTTAGCAAATAATGTTTTTAGGCAACTAAAATTTATTGATGAAGTAAACGACTTTCCTGCCTTATATTTAAGTGCAGGAGCAGAAACCAGAGATTATCAGACTCAGGGATTTACTTTAGCTAATCTTCCTATAGTTATTAGATGTTATGTAAAACAAGAAGAGGCGCAGGACGGGTTAGAAAACCTAATCGACGACGTGGAACATGTTATATATAACATATCAAGTCAATCTGATAAAGGAATACTACAATTTAATATATCAAATATTTCTACAGATGAGGGACTTATCGAACCATACGGTCTCGGAGAAGTCTTTATAAACATCGGGTATGAAATAGAAGATTAAAGGAGCTTTAAGAAATGGCATCGCTTAACTTACAAAGAAATACAAAAATTTTCTACTCCACCGTTGATCTCAATGGTGGCGCTGCCGCAACCGCAATGAGCCCTGCCAATACTTGGCAGGTTGAAGTACTTGCGGGATATGCATTTAGTCAATCAGCGGCAACTACAGACATCACTTCGCTCGAAAGTGGAACATCTCCTGATCGTTCTCAACAGAGGTTCAATACAGCTATTAACCCAGTTGATTGGAACTTCCAGGCATATTTGAAACCCACACGAGCCACTTCAATTGACGGGGCAGCTGCAACTAACTTACTTGAAAATGGTAACGCTACACCTGTTGCAGACTGGTTTTTATGGCAAGCATTGCTTTGTGCAACTGCCCCTGCCACAGGAACCCAAATGCAAAGTGCGTGGCAAGGCACTGCAGATACGTCCATTGCTAAATGGGAAAATCTCGGTCGTGCAGCTACCTCTAACGTTGCTGCTTGTGACCCAAACTTTGCAACCGCTACAGAAGCACATTTATATATGAAAGTTGATAACGTTGTTTACCAACTAGCTAATGCTGCTGTTAACCAAGCATCTATTGATGCCGCTATTGACGGAATTGCTACTACTACTTGGACTGGTTTTGCTACCAACCTTGTAGAGCTTACAGGAGCGCCAAGAGACGTTGCTATTAACGTTTTTGGTGGTACTCTAAATAATGGTACTACAGTCGCTGGCGGGTCTACAATTGATATTTTCAAGACTGATGGTGCAACAGTAAATACTAGTAAGTATCATCCTTGGAACTCTTATAACGTTGCAGGAGCTGCTACTAGTGCCGAATTCATTCAGAACCGGCTATCAACTATTGATATTACTGATACCACAAGCGGAGATACAGCAAGTCATACATTCCCTGTTACAGGACTAACTTTTGATGTTAATAATAATATGACATATTTAACACCCGAAGAACTTTCAAGCCTTAACTCACCTATTACGCAGTTTACAGGCGCGCAAACAATTTCAGGGTCAATTAGCGCGTATCTAAGAAGTGGCGCAACAGCAAGTGATAATTCTGCTGCTTTCTTAAGAAACATTGTTGCAAATACTGCTACTACAATCGCTCAAGGAACCCAAGCCAACCTTAAAATTGGTGGCGCTACGGCTCCTTATTTCGCAATTGATATGCAGGCTACTCAGTTTAGTTTCCCAACACACTCAATTGAAGATGTTGTTGGCATTAGCGCTGAGTTCTTAGCGCAAGAAACAACTGCTCAAAAAGGTACAGGTGCTAACGTAACATTTGTTGTTAAAGCAGCATAACAATTTAGTTATTAGAGGGGTAACTAAAATAAAATTTCATGTGGGTGTTCATCGTGTTAACAATGTGTTCAGCTTTTCCCCTCGGCTGACCTCAAGTTGAAATCGATGGACACCCTTTTTATATAGAAAGGAGAGGGGAAAAATGAGTAAGATCGCATCCCTAATGGCAACTGAAACAGTTGTCGACGTTGAATTCCCAGATATTGAGGAATTTGTTATTAGTCTAGTATATTTAAATAGAGAGGATTTAATGAAGATTCGCAACGCGAGCCTAACCTTTAAGTTTAATAAACGTACTCGACAAAGAGAAGAAGAAATTGATAATGATAAGTTTTTAGCCGCCTATTGTGAAAGAGCAATTAAAGGCTGGAAAGGTCTTAAGGTTAAACATCTTCCGTTACTACTACCTGTTGATATCAGCGGAGACGACGTAGAAGAGCCAATTGACTATTCTAAAGAAGAAGCGTTAAGTTTAATTACTAATTCTACAGTATTTGATCAGTTTATCACAGATACTATGAATGAGTTTGAACAATTTTCTATTACAAAAAAGGAAAATGACGTAAAAAACTTGAAAAATTCCTCCAGCACCAGTTCCAAGCAGGGGGAATAACCCAAGAACACTACTTGTTAATGTGTGAACAGATGGGTTGGGAACCAAACCCCGATGAAATGCCTATGACTTTCAATGATTTGTCATATGAGGCAGCAATCGCAGTAACACTTTTTCAAGCATTGCCGGATAAAATAGAAGGGATGAATGGAATATGGTTAGGTAAAGACTTTGCAGGTCTTGGTGATATCATGGAGCTATACGGTATTGAAGGTAACCGAGATGCTTTTGAGTTATTACAATTTATTATTGCAGAATCGAGCAAACATTACGAAGCACAACGTAAAGCAAGGAAATAAGTATGGCAAAAAGCAAAATACAGATTGCAGTTGAGACTAAAGGAAGCCAGAAAGCGGCCAAAGACATTGAAAGTGTTGGTCGCGCTCAAACTCGTCTAGGTCAAGCTAGCGCATCGACAAGTAGACAATTTTCCGCTCAAGCATCTGGTTTAGGGGGGTTTGTTGCTGCCTATGCTGGAGCTGCTGCTAATATCTTTGCTTTACAGCAGGCTTTTGCTGCCTTACAAAGAGTTGCACAATTTGAAACCGTTGTTGCTGGTACTAAAGCTCTAGCTGCTGAAATTGGAGTAGCTGGTAATGATATATTAGCAACTGTTGGTAATATTACACAAGGACAAATTGCTTTAGAAGAGGCCGCCCAAAATATCAACATTGCCCTATCTGCAGGCCTTGGTGGAGAACAAATAGAACGATTAACTGACATATCTTTTAAAGCCTCAAGAGCTTTGGGTAGAAATTTAACAGATTCACTACAACGAGTAGTCAGAGGTACAGCTAAGTTAGAACCAGAACTTTTAGACGAACTAGGTATCTTTGCTAGAATCGACCCTGCAGTGGAAGCTTATGCGGCTAAATTAAATGTTGCAGCCTCTAGTTTAACTAACTATGAAAAACGACAAGCTTTTGCAAACGCAGTGATTGAAGAGGGTGAGAAAAAGTTTTCTTCAATATCAACCACGGCAGATACTACACAAGCATCTCTTGAAAAATTCATCGTACAAATTCAAACATTAGCCATTCAATTTGGACAGCTTATTGCTGGAGCTTTAAAACCTTTTATAGATTTTTTATCTGTAGAAGGTAACGCTGTTCTAGCTTTTGGAGCAGTTATCGCTTTGGTCTTTGGTAAAGCCGCACAAGTAATTGGGGGTTTTGCCGCTGGGGCTATCGCTAATTTAAGTGCTTTTACTGCTAAGTTAGCTGATGTAGGCACAGCTGGTAGTGCCGGAGCTTTAGCAGCACTTCAATCGTCTGCAGCTACAGGGGTAAAAAAGGAAGGCATTAAAGGTCTTGCAATTAGAGGAGACAGTGATGCTGCTGTCGCTGCAAGAGCAGGATTAGACCAAATGAGGAAAGGGTCCATAGGAACGTTCTCTGAGCTTAACAAAGTTAATCAAGCTTTAAAAGATCAAATTAAAACTATGAAAGTAGGGACTACCTCCTATGATAGACTCAACGCTCAAATCGTGCGAAACGATCTTGCCCTTAAAGGGGCAGGTCTTAGGACAAGAGCTTTTATTCGCATAGCAAACACTCTTAATATTTCTGTAAGAGGGTTAGCTATAGGTTTTGGTATGTTAAAAAGTGTTGTTAGTGGTTTATTTGCTTTTATTAGTATTGCGCAACTAGCAGGTACTATTCTTGGTATTGACTTTTTAGGTGAACTAAAAGAAATGATTAGTGGGGTTGGACAAGAAGTGGAAGATTTAAAAACAGGTCTTGCAGGAGTAGCGGTAGCTGCTGCTGGAGGCGGTGCAGCAGTTCAAGATAGACTAAGACTTGCTGGTGTTGCAGAAGACGAGATTAAAAAGTTTAGTGAGACTCTTAAAGATGACGCTCCTGATGCAATAAATAATGCTTTTAATGATATTTTGACAGCAGTAAAAAATAATCAGAGGAATCTTAGAGATGCGAGTTTTCTAGAAGCTGGCATATTCAACCAATTATCTGAAAAATACAGAAAATATAAAGAGTTACGGGTGAGCGGCAGCAGTGAAGAAATACAGGCGGCGGGAGAAGTATTTAGGCAAGCAATGAAAACGCAATCATCTCGCGTTGCGGAAGCTGCTGCAACAGATGATAGTAATACCGCTTTAGCAATAGCAATTCAACTAAATAGAGAAGCTGCAGGTGCCTTCGGTAAGGCAAGTCAAGCAATTGGAAGAGGTGCAAGAGCAGCCGGAGTTAGCGCAGAGCAAGCTGCCGCAGGTCTACGAAATATAGCAGAAGAAGGACAAACAGTAGAACAGTTTTTAGAGCAGTTTGCTATTAAAAACAAAAGAGGATCTGTAGAAGTTGAAAACGTAAACAAAAAACTATCTATTTTAGGTAATGTGTTAAAATCTGCAGAAGACTCTTTTGAGGGAGGCTCTGCCAGTGCTGAAACACTATCTAAAAAGTTACTAGGAATAAGAAAGATATTAGAATTCTTTGGTGGTGACAATTTCGATGACTTCCCCAATGCGTTAGATAAAGCTGCTACAAAAGCAGCGAAATTAGAAGAAAATTTACGACAATTAAAAATAGCAGAAACAATTTCTAAGGGATTAACAGATAACTTTGGTAAATTTATTAAGCTTGTCGATCAAGCTGCTTTTACAAATGTATTATCATCAAAAGAAGGAGACACCGCCGCCAAAAGACAAGCCTCGCTTTTACAAAACATTGTGATGGAAGGTCAAAAATTACAAAAATTAAAAGATAAAGGCAAAACATTAGATGCACTCCAAAATAGAAACCTAGAAAACGGAGTTAAAGCTGCTAAAATTTTAACAGGTTTACAAATGGGCTTGCCTAAAGAAATAGAAAAACAAGCAAAGGCTCAAGAAAAAATTAGAATAAACCTTGAAGGACAGTTATCTGTACTAAGAGCACAGAATGATGTTAAGTCAATTCAACAAGATATATCAGAGACTCAGGCTTCAGATAGACGAGCAAATACCGCCGCTCAAGAAGCCGTAAAACTACTCGAAGCTCAGAAAAAACTACAAGAAGAATTGGGCAAAGCAAAACAACAAGAATTAGATTTTCAGAGACAAATGAATCAGCTTAATCAAGATGCTCTTATGCAACAACGAGCGCTAGCTGAAATAGGCAGAGCCGGTGCGGCTGCGGGTGCTCAGGGCGCAAGAAAAGCTGGAATTCGTGGTTCGCAAGCACAACTTGCTGACATGCAAGCGTTTCCAAATTTAAATACGCTAGAATCAATTCGTCAAAAACAAGAAGAAATTATCAACAAAGAACTTGATAATCAGCTAAAGATAATTGCAGAAAAAGAACGAGTTGCTAGATTTGAAGCAGAAACAGCAAGAGAAATTTTAAGAGAAGCTATTCGACAAAACATGAATGAGCGAGCAGCAAAACAAGAAGAGTTAGCTACCTTAGTACGCGTTCAAGAGCAGGAGCGTGTAATTGCTGCTGCTAACGCGGAAATGGAACGAAATAAAGTTATACGAGAAGGTAAAGCTTTAAAAGTTCAAGCAGATTTAATTGCTGCACAAACTAGGGCAGCTCAAGCACAAAATGATGCAAGAGAAGCAAATCGACAATTCCAAGTACAGCAAGCTAACCAACAACTTGATGCTCTTCGAGTACAAGTAGAGGTAGTAGACCAACTGGCAAAGGTCTTAGGTCCCAATACTGCTTTTGTTAAAGCAATCACTGAATTTATCCAACTTGAGACAGGTAGGGACATAACCAGTCAGTTAGAAAACTTAAAACAAGATAAGATTAAAGCTGATTTTGATAACCTTGACGAGCAAATAAAGAAAAATAATGCATTAGCTAGACAAGGTTATTTAGAACGTAACCAAGCTTTAACAGACGAATTCTCTTCAAAAATGAGAATTAATCAACTTGACCAATCAGCTAACTCTGCTCTTTTAACCAATATTAAAAAGAGACAAACAGTAGAGGCCCAAATTGCTACTACTGCAAACGCTACTGCTCGAACAGCTTTAGAAAATGAAGCTACGTTATTAACTAAAAAGATTGAGGGACAGTTTAAAGAGTTTAACATCATTGATGCCAACGAAAAAGCTAAACTAGAAGGCCTTGCAAGGGAAAAAACATCGGTTCAAGATAACGCTGAGGCCCGGCAAGCTGCTCTAGATAGAGAGCGTGATTCTATTCGTAAAGTTTTAGATGATATTAGTGAAAAAATACAAAACCGTCTAGGAGGTGCTGTCGAAGACTTCTTCGGAGCTATCCGAGAAGGCACTCTTACTATGGAAAACTTCAAGCAAGGCGTTAAAGATTTGTTTGTTGGAATTTTAG